CGGCTCGCAGCGGCCGCGAAGACCGGGGCAGGGCGGCCCGCCGATGAACCGCCAGGAAGCCCTGGAAGCCCGCAACCGTGAGATTGCACGCCAAATGGCGCACCGGAGGCCTGCATCATGACCGAAACAGACCGCAAAGTGTTTCTCGAGCTGATCGCTGACGTCTACGCCTTCTACGGAAAACCGTTCTCACGTTTCGTGGGTGACGTCTGGTGGACCGCAATGCAACCGTTCGACCTGGCCGCCGTCAGCGACGCGCTAGGCCGGCATGCTGCCAATCCCGATGCCGGGCAGTTCCTGCCGAAGCCGGCAGACGTGGTGCGCATGCTTCAGGGCAGCACGCAAGACGGCGCCCTGGTGGCCTGGGCCAAGGTCGACCGGGCTGTTCGCCAGGTCGGCACGCACCAGTCCGTGGTTTTCGACGATCCGCTGATCCACCGGGTTCTGCACGACATGGGCGGCTGGGTGCCGTTGGGCACGAGGACGGAGCAGGAGTGGCCCTTCGTGGCCCGCGAGTTCGAGAACCGCTATCGCGGCTACCGCATGCGCAGCGCGCAGCCAGACTACCCGCCGCGGATGATCGGCATCGCAGAGGCCCAGAACACTCAGGATGGCCGGCAGGCGCAGGCGCCGGTGCTGATAGGCGACCACCGCCGCGCGCGCGATGTCCTGGCCGGCGGCACGCAGGCGCCCCTGCTGGCAGTGCACCGGCTGTCCGCCGAGGATCTGGGGCAGACCCTGCTGCCGGCGCCGGAGCGGGCGGCATGACGGCCCGAGTCACCTGCGTGACCTGCGGCCGCTTCGATCTGCGCGCCGCCGGCGACATGGCGCGCCAGGGGTTCGGCCGGTGCGAGCGGCTGCAGCCCTGGCTGCTCGTAAGCGCCACCTATGACCGGCTCTGCGCCGCCCACCACCCCGCGGCGGAGGGGCTGCCGGAAAGCCGCGTGCGCTGGCTGGACAAGCAGCAGGCGGCCCAGCGGCACGCGGCCCAACGGCACGCCACGCCCGACCTGTTTTCGTCTTCGATGAGGACCCATCCATGAGTATCGACCTCCTTTCGGCAGCCGAGGCAGCAGAGCACACGCCGCCGCGCATTGAGCCCGCCAACACAGTGACCTTCACGGTGCCCGGCCCGCCGCAGGGTAAGGGGCGCGCCCGCTCGGCCGCGCGCATCATCCCGGGCAAGGGCGGCGCGCCGATGGCGATCACCCGGCACTACACGCCGGCCAAGACCGCCGCCTACGAAAACCTGGTTCGCCTGGCCGCGCAGGAGGCGATGTCCGGCCGGGCGCCGTTCCTCGGCCCGATCCGCGTGGAGATCGTGGCCACGTGCCCGATCCCCACGTCCTGGTCCGGCGTACGGCAGCGGCGCGCGGCCGATGGCAGCATTGCGCCCACGACGAAGCCTGACCCCGACAACATCGAGAAGGCGATCTGTGACGGCCTCACTGGCGTGGCATACCGCGACGACGTGCAGATCGTCGAGGCGGTAAAGCGCAAGCGCTATGGCTCGGTACCAGGCGTGACCGTGCGCGTGGTCGAGCTGGCGCTGGAGCGCGCCCAGGGGAAAGCCGTATGAAGGCGCCTACGAGGAATCCAGGCCGGGACCAGGAAATCGCACGTCGCCTGGCCGCGGGCGAGACAGCACGCAACCTGGCGTCTGAGTATGGGCTGACCAAGGCTCGGGTCTACCAAGTCGCCAAGCTATATCCGCAGGCCGCGACGGCGTCTGGTGCCGAATCGCCATTCCGCGGCCAGACCCAGGTTCTGCACGGCACAGCGTCGCGGCGCCCGCTCACACTGTCGCCTGCCATGCGATATGCCGCCGAGCGCGCCCGCGCCGACCAGCCACCGATCAAGGGTCTTCATAGCAGCGTGCCAGAAGGGGGGCGCCCATGACCGAAGAACCGCTTTTCGCTACAGTGCACCAAGCGCTGACGTTCGCGCACCAATTCAGCGCCGGCACGCTGGACCGGCCTATGATGCTCAAGATGGCCGACCGCGCGCGGCCCTCCGGCAAAGGCCTGGGCGGCCTTGACGGTGCTGCCCAGGCCGGCCTGATCCTGTTGAAGGTGCAGGAGCTGGAGCCCCTGCACCGGGACATCATCGCCGCCCGGTTCCTGCCGCGCGAAGGGCAATGCCATTGCTGCCACCAGCCCGTGCCGGCCCAGGACTGGCTGGCGGCGGTGCGCGCCATCTCCAACGCGGCGCTGACGCGCGGCGTGCTGTCGGGTCACCTTACCAACCGCAGCGTCCGCGACGGCCTGGTGGCGCGCTATTTCGGCCAGAAAGTGCACCTGCAGCAGCTGGCCGCCCGCGCAGGCGTGCACGCCAACACGGTCTCGCACCACAATGCTCTCATCGTGGCCTGGCTGCGCGGCACGCGCTACACCAAGAAGGGCCGCATCAAGGAGGAAGGGAAGGTGGGCCAGGAGCAGCTGGCCATGGATGCGATTGAGGCGCGGCTGCTGCAGGCCGGCATTATCGAGTCGAGTTAGGGTAATCCCTAGTTCGATTAAAGCCTTGACGGCGGGGACGGTTTCTCACAAAATACGCGTCATTCAGTCACTGATGGTCAGTGCGCCCAAAGCCCCGCCGAGAAATCGAGCGGGGCTTTTTCGTTGGCGCGGCGGGCCAGGACCATCATCGAGGCGGTAGCTTCAGCCGCGGGGAACCGCAGCCCATCCTGGGTCAAAGAGGCAACTCGGTGCCGCTCGCCTGGCGAGATCGAGAGGCTGGATCACCGCCTGATCCGAAACCACGTCGAGGAAGAGGCCGGCCGGCAAGCGGCCTGATCGTCCACCACCCATGTCCCAGAAGAGGTCCCCAGCAGCGCCCAAGAATCCGGCGCGTACGGCGCCTGCGCGCCCGAGTACAGCCGTGGCCAAGAAGCCGCCGGCGCAGCGAGCGATGAAGAAGCGGTCCCAGGCCGCGGCCGCTGCGCCGACTGGCCAGGGCGATTCCGTGCGACCACTGTCTCGGCGGGAACGCTTGTTTGTAGAACACTACGCTGCTGGCGGTTTCCAGAATGCGGCCAAGGCCTACGAGGATGCCGGTTATAGGTCGACCGGGACCGTCGCCGCCGCCGGAGCATCCCGCCTGTTAAAGCGGGTTAACGTCGCCGCTGCTGTCCAGATCGAGCGCGACAAGCTGGCCGCTCAGCTAGCAGCCAGGTTCGCCATCACCAAGGAGCGCGTGCTCGAAGAGCTGGCCGCCATGGCCTTCTACGACGCGGCCGACCTGGTGCTGGTCGATCCGCAGGACCCCGAGCAGGTGCAGGATATCCGGTCCCCCGTGGACATTCGGAGACTGCCGGAGCGCATCCGGCGCTGTATCGTCGGCTGGTCCTGGGACCGGCACGGCAATTTCGTGCTGAAGTTGGCCAACAAGCAGGGCTCGCTGGAGCTGATCGGCCGGCATCTGGCGATGTTCGTGGACCGCAAGGAAGTGCGCGTGGGCGAACTGGAGCGCGCCAGCGATGCCGAGCTGGACGCGAAGATCGGGCAGGCCGCACAGCAGATCGCCGAACTGGAGGGCGTGCCGGTGGACCAGGTGCTGGCGCAGCTGCGCGCCGCCACGACTGCGGCCGCGGCGCCGTCGGCGGTGCCTGGAGCGACGCTGCACTGACGGCATGTCGGCCGTACCGCAGAATCCGCGCCTGCTGCTGGCTAAGGCGCTGCAGGAACGCGCCTGGCGGGCGCGGACGAACCGCCTGAAGTACTACCGGCCGTACGAAAAGCAGTTGGAATTCCACGCGCTGGGTGCCACGCACCGCGAGAGACTGTTCTCGGCGGGCAACCAACTCGGGAAAACCTTCAGCGGCGCGTTCGAAACGGCTATGCACCTGACTGGCCGGTATCCAGACTGGTGGGAAGGCGCGACGTTCAACCGGCCCACCGCCGGCTGGGCCGCGTCGGTTTCGGCCGCGCTGACCCGGGATGGCGTGCAGCGGCTGCTGCTGGGACGACCCGGCGTTGAATCGGACCTGGGCACCGCTGCGATCCCGCGGGATGCCATCAAGGAGCTGGCGCCGCTGTCCGGCGTCTCCAACGCCTACTCGATGGCGGTGATCCGCCACGGCGGAGGCGGCGATGTGCAGGCCGGTGAGAGCGTGTTGGGGTTTCGCAACTATGAGCAGGGCCGGGCGAAATTCCAGTCCGAGACGCTGGATTTCGTGTGGCTGGACGAGGAGCCGCCGCATGACATCTACATGGAGGCTTTGACCCGGACCAACACCACACTGGGCCCCCTTTACCTCACGTTCACGCCGTTGATGGGCATGTCCCAGACGGTCATGCGGTTCCTGGTCGACAAGCCGGCCGGGACCGCCGTGGTGTTCATGGGCATCTACGATGCCAAGCACTACACCCGCGAGCAGGCCGACGAGATCATCGGCAGTTACCCGGAGCACGAGCGCGAGGCTCGCGCCTACGGCAAGCCGGTGCTGGGCTCGGGCGCCGTTTACCCGGTCAAGGAATCCGACATCACGGTGCCGGCATTCAACATCCCGGACACCTGGCCGCGCATCTGCGGCCTGGACCTGGGCTGGGACCACCCGACCGCCGCGGTCTGGTTGGCGCACAACCTGGACACGGACGTGGTCTACGTCTACGACGTCTACGCCCGAGCCAAGCAGGTGCCGGCCGTGCACGCGAGCGCCATCAAGGCCCGCGGCGCCTGGATTCCGGTGGCGTGGCCGCATGACGCGCTGCAGGCCCAGAAGGACAGCGGCAAGCCGATGCGGGACGAGTACCTGGCCGAGGGCGTGGCCATGCTGCCGGAGCGCGCGCAGTTCGACGACGGCAGCATCGGCGTGGAGCCCGGCGTGCAGATCATTCTCAACCGCATGCGGACCGGGCGATTCAAGGTTTTCGAGCACCTGGAGCCCTGGCTCGCCGAATACCGGCTCTACCACCGCAAGGATGGTGTGATTGTGAAACAGATGGACGACGTGATGGACGCAACCAGGTACGCCGTCATGTCGCTGCGCTTCGCGCGCAACAACGTCCCCCAGAGCATCCGACGCATCCCCAATAACTGGCGCGCATGACCACATCAATCACCGGCACCCAACTGATGGGAGACCATGCAGCCGGCGACATCGCGCGCGCCCACGACCAGGCGCCGCGCGATCCGCACGCGCTGACCGTGACGCAGTTGGAGCGCTGGCTCACGGAGATACGGGACCAACCGTCCTGGCGCCGCGAGGCCGACCGTTGCTGCGACTACTACGACGGCAATCAGCTGGACGCCGACACGCTGCAGCAGCTGGAGAGCAAGGGGATGGGCCCGCTCATCACCAACCTGATTGCGCCCACCGTCAATGCCGTGCTGGGCATGGAGGTCAAGACCCGGACGGACTGGCACGTCAGTGCCGACGATGACCGCTACGCCGACGAGGCCGAGGCACTGTCGGCCAGGCTGCACGAGGCCGAGCGCGAGAGTCACGCGGATCGGGCCTGCAGCGATGGTTACGCGGCGCAGATCAAAGCAGGATTCGGCGCTGTGGAGGTCTCGCGCGAGAGCAACCCGTTCCGCTACCCGTACCGCGTTACGTGCATTCACCGATCCGAGTTGTATTGGGACTGGCGTAGCCGGCAGCCTGACTGGTCCGATGCTCGCTACGTCGTGCGCAAGCGCACCTACGACGCCGATCACATCGCTGCATTTTTCCCCGAACACGCGGAGGCGATCCGGGCGGCGGGCACTTGGCGGGACTGGTCCGACTACCTGACGTTCGATTCGAGGATGTCCGGAGACCTTCTGTACTCGCTGGAGCAGGGCCTGCGCACGACCTGGGACGATCTGGATTGGCGCGACACCACGCGCCAGCGGGTCACATGCTTCGAAGTCTGGTATCGAGTCTGGGTGCGCGGCCTGGTGCTGACGCTGCCCGGCGGCCGGGTGATCGAGTTCGACGAAAATAACCGCTACCACCGTGCCGTGGTCGCCTCCGGCGCCGTCCAGCCGAAGCTGGCCGTATACGACCGGATCCGCTGCGCTTTCTACATCGGGCCGCTGCGCGTGCGCGACTACGCCACCAACAGGCGCCGGTTCCCCTACATCCCATTCTTCGGCTACCGCGAGGACCTGACTGGGGTTCCCTACGGGCTGATCCGGGCCATGCTGTCGCCGCAGGACGAGATCAACGCGCGGGCCGCGAAAATGATGTGGCTGCTGTCGAGCCGCAGGGTGTTCGTCGATTCGGATGCGGTGGATTCCCGGTTCAACACGCTGTCCGATGTCGCGCAGGAGATCGGGCGCGCGAACGCTTTCGTGGTGACCAATCCGAATCGCGTCGGCGGCGCCAATGCTATCCGCATCGACGACAACATGGCGCTCAGCGCCCAGCAGTTCCAGGTCATGCAGGAGCGAAAGGCCGCCATCCAGGAGGCGGCCGGCGTCTACAGCGCCCTGATGGGACAGCAGTCCAATGCGTCCAGCGGGACCGCCATCCAGTCGCTGGTAGAGCAGGGCGTCACGACCCTGGCCGAGATCAACGACAACTACCGCATGGCACGACGCCTAGTGGGGGAAGCGCTGCTGGAGCTCATCAAGGAGGACATGGTCGACCAGGCCGAAGTGCTGGTGGACAACGGCACGGTCAAGCGCCGGATCATCGTCAACATCCCGCGCCGGAATCCGGAGACGGGCCAGACCTACAAGGAAAAGGACGTGCAGACGGCGCCGGTCAAGGTGGCGCTGTCCGACGTGCCGTCCACGCCAACGTACCGGCAGCAGCAGTTCGGCCAGTTCGCCGAAATCCTCAAGAGCATGCCGCCGCAGTACCAGGCCCTGTTGGTGCCATTCGCGCTCGAAATGTCGGATTTCTCCAAGCGACGCGAGATGGCGGAGTTCCTGCGCAAGCAGCTGGGCATCGTCGCCGATCCGAACAGTCCCGAGGCGCAGCAGGCCGAACAGCAGGCGCAGCAGGCCCAGGCCGCGGCCGCAGAGCTGCAGATGGCCGATGCCCAGTCGCAGATCGAAGAGCGCCAGGCCAAGGCCAAGAAGGCGTTGGCGGAGGCGCAGCGCGTGCTGGCCGAGATCGAATCGGCTGGAGACCAGGGCAACGACCTGTCAGCCGCCTACCAGCAGCAGCTGCGCGAGCTGGAGAGTGAGGTCGCGCGGCTACAGCAGGCGCTGGCCAACCGCGCCGGCGACAACGAGACCAAGCTGCAGCAGACCGCCATGCACGAGCGCGCCGAGACCGAGCGCGAGCTGATCCGCACCGGCGCGCAGGTTGCAACACAACAGCCGGACCGCGTGCCGGCATAACAGATTCCCAGCCCAGGGATACGGGCAATCCACCGCCCCGCGCGAGCAATCGCCCGGGGCTTTTTACATATCGGACCTATCCGACAACTAGGAGCAGAGGCAATGAGCACGGAAGACCACGCCACGCAAGGCAAGCACGATCCCGCAATCGACATGGATGCGTACCTGCGCGACCCGCTGAGCATCCCCGAGGATGCCGACCTGGAGTCTCTGGCTGCGGGCACCAAGCCCGCCACGTCGGAGCAGCCCAGTGAGGCGACCGGGAATGGTGACGGCGAGGGTGCCGAAACTGCCGCGAAGCAACAGGGCGAAAACAACGGTGACGCGCCCGGCACCGGTACGGCGGAAGGCGAGCAGGGCAAGGATGGCGCAGCGGCTGCCGATCCGGACAAGGCCGAACAGGCCGGCGCCGGCGGCGGGACCGAA